ATGAAAATAAGTAAAGAAGCATTACAAAAAGCCCTTGACATTGTGAAGCCTGGTTTGGCGTCCAGAGAATTACTTGCACAGACAACCTCCTTTGCCTTTCGGAGAGGTAAGGTTATTACCTACAATGATGAGATAAGTATTTCTTGTCCCGTTGAGGGAATTGATGAAGTACAAGGAGCGGTATTGGCTGAGAATCTATATAAGTTTTTGGCTAAGGTATCAACCGACGAAATGAACCTAGACATTAAGGAAGGGGAAATCGTTATGGCTATTGGAAGAGCAAGGGCTGGGCTTACATTTATGGAAGAAGTAACACTTCCTCTTGAAGAAGAATTACAAAACAGGGGTAAGTGGATGAAGCTTCCCAGTGACTTTTGTAAAGCAGTTTCATTCGTAATGACAGCCAGTGGGTCCAATCTTAACGAACCTTTACTCACTTGCGTTCATGTAAGTAGTAGTGGGTACGCTGAAGCCTCAGATGGATTAAGACTTGCCTGGCATGCCATACTTGATGAAACACCGGTCAAGGATATAATAGTTCCAGCTCGATCAATTGCCGAAGTTGTAAAATTGAATCCAACTCGTATGTCTGAAGGGAATGGTTGGTTACACTTCCGTAATAAGGAAGGAGTTGAAATATCCTGTCGTATCCTCAATGAAGATAAGTACATGAATACGGCTCCTTATGTGAACATGAAAGGAGACAAAATTATTCTACCTGAGAAGTTGGATGAAGTATTGGCAAGGGCTCAAGTGTTTGCAAAAAGGGAAAGCATACTTGAGGAAGAGGTACATATCACAATCGCAGGAAAATCCCTTACAATGAAAGCCTCTTCCGAATCTGGTTGGTTTGAGGAAAAGATAGAGATGAAGGATAACCTAAAGATTGAAAAGAACATTGTTATCCCTCCATACCTACTTAAGGAAATATTGAAAGAGACAATGATGTGTGAAGTCTCAGGAAACAAGATTAAGTTCCAAGGAGATCATTGGATTTATGTAAGCCTATTGAAAACAAACGCAAAGAAGTAATGGAAGGGTTCTTCTCAAAAAAAGAAACGTCATCTAAGACACGCCCAGGTGGGAAGATGTACACTTGTCATGGTTGTGGTCTTCATAAAACTTGTAAGTCTCCATTTATGAAACCCTATGGGAACTTCAAGAAAAAGATACTTAATATTGGGGAAGCTCCTGGGGAAGTTGAAGACAATACAGGAAAGCCTTGGCAGGGTAGAGCAGGTAAATTATTGCAATTAACATACAAAGGTCTCGGTATTGATTTGTTTGATGACTGTTTGAATATTAACGCAGTTTCATGCCGACCTTTCGATAAGGAGGGAAGGAACAGGACTCCTTCTAATTTTGAGGTGGAAAATTGTCGAAAGCGGGTACTTCATACAATAGAGGAATATAAACCCAGGGTTATTATATTATTAGGAAATCCAGCCCTATCTAGCCTCATAGGGCATCGGTGGAAAAGGGACCTCGGAGGGATTAATAAATGGAGGGGTTGGAATATCCCTGATCAAGATTTCAACGCCTGGGTGTGCCCAACGTTTCATCCAAGTTACATACAACGAGTGTTGGAGATTGATGATTCTTCTGTGGAGTATGTTATATGGAAAAGAGATTTAACACAAGCATTTCAATTACCGGGAATCTATCCCCGAAAGTATGTGGAACCTGAAATAGAAATTATTGAGGATTTATCCATACTTAGAAAAATAAACTCAAATGTAGTTGCGTTTGACTACGAAACAACTGGATTGAAACCACATAGGAAAGGGCACAGAGTAGTCTGTGCATCTGTTGCGGATACCGAGAACCACGCCTATGCCTTTATGATGCCCAATTCTAGGAAAGAGAAACAACCTTTCATTGATTTACTTCGTAATCCTAAAATACGTAAGGTTGCACAAAATATGAAATATGAGGATACTTGGACAGACGTTCGATTAAATACTGAAGTAGTAAATTGGTGGAGGGATCCAATGTTAGCAACACATATAATGGACAATCGTCCTGGGATAACAAGTTTGAAATTCCAAGTATTCGTACAATTTGGTATCCCAGATTATGAAAGTGAGGTTTCTCAATACCTAAGTGCAGGGGATAGTAAGGATGGAAATTCAATTAACAATATTTTCAAACTCCTCACAAAACCCAAAGGAGCATATTACTTATTGAAATACTGTGGACTTGATAGTGTATATGAATTAAGGTTAGTCAATTTGCAACATTTAGACATCTTACCCTTTTAACTATGGAATACAATCCAAGATTTGAAGAAGCCTATCAGTTATTACATGAAGGTATATTGGCTTTGGCAAGAGCGGAGAGAGCTGGTATTCGTGTAGACTCAGATTACATTGAAGAGCAAATGGGGTACCTCAATATTGAAATAACTCAACTTGAGGAATCCATAATTCGAACGAACTTCTATAAGCATTGGAAACACTCAATGAAGGGTGCAATTAATATGCACTCTAATACTCAATTGGCTACATTTCTCTATAAGGTTAAGAGGTTAAAAATTGAAAAGGAGACCACATCTGGATTAGGGTCTACTGACGATGAAACCTTACGACAGTTAGCTACAAATTATGACATCCCAGAACTCGAAACATTATTGAAAGTTCGTAAGTTGAAACGAGTACGGGATACGTACTTATTGGCTTTTGAAAGAGAACAAGTAAATGGATATATTCATCCTTTCTTTAATTTACATTTGGTAACAACGTACCGAAGTTCTTCTGACCACCCTAACTTCCAAAATATTCCAAAACGGGATGAAGAGTCTATGCAATTATGCCGACGTGCTTTATACCCACGCCCTGGGCATCAACTGTTGGAAATAGACTATTCCGGTTTGGAAGTCCGAATTGCTGCCTGTTATCACAAAGACCCTACAATGTTAGAGTACATAAAGAATCCTAAGAGTGATATGCATGCCGATATGGCTAAGCAAATATTCCTCTTAAAGGATTTTGACAAAGAAACACATGGTGTATTGAGACAGGCAGCAAAGAACGGATTTGTATTTCCAGAGTTCTATGGAGACTATTATAAGAACTGTGCAATAAATATGGCTTGTGGTTGGGGAAAGTTGTCGAGAGGGGTATGGAACAAAGGAGAAGGGATCACAATTGGAAATACAAGTTTGTCAAATCATCTTATTCGTAAAGGCATCCGATCACTTGACTCTTTTGAAAACCATATAAGGAAAATTGAAAAGGATTTCTGGGGACGTAGGTTTTATAAGTATGCCCAGTGGAAAGATCAATGGTGGGAGGATTATAAAAAGAGAGGATATATTGAATTACTTACAGGCTTCATATGTAGTGGAGTCATGAAAAAGAATGACTGTATAAATTACCCTGTACAAGGAGCTGCTTTCCATTGTTTGTTATGGTCATTTATACAACTCGATAAGAGCCTCAACGGTGAACGTTTAGACACTCGTCTTATCGGACAAATTCATGACTCCATTTTACTTGACGTCCATCCAAAGGAGTTAGATTATGTTACAGAGTTAGCACATAAGATAACCTGTTTTGAACTCCCAGAAGTATGGAAGTGGATTATTGTTCCTTTAGACATTGAAGCTGAGTTGGCTCCAGTGGATGCCAGTTGGGCTGAAAAAGAGAAATACAAGTTCAAATAATTTTTTGTATAATAATAAGTAACAAATGAGTTTATATCAGAAATATCGCCCCCCAACCCTTTACAGAGTGAAAGGCAATGCAGATGTCCTGTCTACCTTGGAAGGCATGCTAAGTGACATTGAAAGTTGTCCTCATGCCTTCCTTTTACATGGACCCACCGGTTGTGGTAAAACTACATTGGCAAGAATCATTTCGAGTAGGTTAGGTTGTAGAGGATCTGATTTAAAGGAAATTGACTCTGCTCAATTTAGAGGGATTGACACTGCCAGAGAGATTAGAAGTCACAGTCAATACAAGGCTATTGAAGGGGAACGTCGTGTATGGATTATTGATGAGTGTCATAAGATGACTAACGATGCTCAGAATGGTTTACTTAAGATACTTGAGGATACTCCGAGTCATGTTTATTTCATACTGTGCACAACTGATCCTCAGAAGTTGTTACCAACCATACGGAGTAGATGTAGTATGTTTCAAGTTAAGCCTTTGTCCCAGGAAGATATGAGATCTTTACTGCAAAGGATTGTAAGGAGGGAAGGACAGGAACTCTCTGATGAAGTTTATGATATACTAATTCGTACGGGGCAAGGGCTTCCTAGGACTACCATACAGGCGTTAGAACAAGTGTTGAAGGCTGATCCGGAGAAGAGGGAAGAAATAGCCAAACAGGCTGCATTTGAACAATCACAGTCTATTGATCTTTGTAGAGCCTTGATGAAGAGAGCTGATTGGAAAGAAATTAGAACAATACTAAATGGATTGAAAGACCAAGAAGCTGAGGGGATTAGAAGGGTAGTGTTAGGTTATTGTCAAGCCGTATTATTGAAAGGAGACGTTGTGTTGGCAGGTAGGATAATGGAAGAGTTTATTAATCCATTCTACGACAGTGGTTTTCCTCAGTTGGTATTTGCGTGTTACTCTATTACTAAAAATAAATGATATGACACAAAAAGACATACGAGCTCAATTTAAAAGAGAGACAGGAAGATATTCCCCTTTTGAAACAGATGCTAGACTCCATTCTGAATGTGAGTATAAAGAATATGCAAAGTGGTTGGAGGAAAAAGTCATAGCCTTAGATCAGAACGTATATGACTTAAAATTGAAAATGTTACGTATGATAGAAAACCCAGTAAATATGTATTGACATGGCGTACGAAAAAGACATGCAGATTGATGAGTCTGCCTTAGACATGGAATGTTTGGAGCAGCCTCGTTTAATGGTTCGGTACTCAAGTTTACAAGCAAGGCTTGAAAAGGAAGAGGATTTGGCAAAGGAAGCCTTAGAGCTTGTAAAGGCTGAACTTGACAAAAAGATTCGGTCGGAACCGGAGGAGTTTGATATTGACAAGATAACCGAAGGATCCATTAAGAGTGTCATCTTATCCCATCCACGGTATAAGAAAGCAAGTGAACGGTATATAAATGCCAAGTATGAAAACAATGTAGCCAGAGGAGCAGTGAAAGCTGCTGAACAAAGAAAGAATATGTTGGAGACCTTATCAAGGCTACATGGACAGCAGTACTTTGCCGGCCCAAAGGTGGCAAGGGATCTGTCTGAAAAGAGGGTTGAGTTTGACAAAAGAATTAGTTCAAAAATATCATCAAATTTAAGACGTAGAAACAATAACTAAAAAAGAAAGAAAATGGTACAGAAAAGGAAAAGCAGTTTCAGCTTTAAAGGCAAGACATCTGCCAGAGCCGCACGAGATAAAAAGGAGGGTACTTCATACGGGTATCTATCGTTGCCGAAGGATGTCAGTGTATTCAGTCCTGAACCGGGATCAAGTGTAAAACTTGACATCATTCCATACGTTGTAACAACTGATACGCACCCCGACAAGAATGAACGGGATGGAGTGGCTCTTAAGGGGGATCCATGGTACAGGTATCCGTATTGGAGACATACAGGGCTTGGATCAAGTGGAGCTGATTCATGTGTTTGTCTTTCCACAATAAAAAAGAAATGCCCCATCTGTGAATACAGAGCCAAACGCATTAAGCAAGGAGCAGAAAAGGAAGAGACTGATGCATTGAAGGCCTCAAGAAGGGTACTGTACAATGTTATTCCGATTGGGCATGACAAGTTTGAAAAGAAATTGCACATCTTTGATATCAGTTACTTCAACTTCCAAAACCTATTGGATGACGAACTGAGAGAAAATGATGACAACAGTGTCTTCCCAAACCTCGTTGGTGGATTAACACTTAAGACACGGTTTGCTTCCAAAACCATAGCAGACAGTAAACCGTTCTCACAAGCAAGTCGTATTGACTTCCTTGAAAGAGAAAAGGATTACAATGAATCCATTTTGGACAAGGTAGTAAATCTTGATGAAATACTCCAGATTGAATCCTACAAACAACTCCAAGCAAAACTGTTCGAAATGGATTTGGAAGGATTGGATGAAGGTGGGGACTTGGAGGATATTGAAGAGGAAGAAAACACTCCCCGTCGTAAGGGTAAGAAGATAAAGGAAGAGGAGCCTGAAGAGGAAGAGGAAGACGTTGATAACGAGGAAGAGGAAGATGATGAAGAAGAAGATGAACCACGTCACAAAAGTAAATCCAAACCCTCTACCAAAAAACGTCCTGTGAAGGAAGAGGAGGAAGATGAAGATGATGATGAGGATGATGATGAGGAGGAGGAAGAACCCCCTCGGCGTAAGAAACCTCTGGATCGCAAGACTGACAAAAAGAAGAAGTCAAAATGTCCGTATGGGCACACCTTTGGTGAGGACCATGATGAGTTTGATGACTGCGGAGATTGTGAAGTATGGGATGACTGCCTAGAAGAAAAGGAAGGATAAAATGGCTATCATTGGATCAAAGAGAAAAGATATGAAGTTTGTGGGGGTTCAAATTCCCCCACAGACTCATAACCATCTTACTCTCCATTGTTTAGCCAACGGTGTATCCAAAGCTCAACTAATCAAAAAGTTAATTGAGGATTGGTGTACAGTACAACCTGAGGCGGAAGGTGTATTAATTCAAACCATTGTAAAGAAGGCAAACAAAGAATGGAAGAGTTGGAAGAGGAAGCACCCTAGAGCCTCTCATTCCGAATTCAAGTCTTTACTACGAAAAGAATTGACTTGGAAAGGATTAAATACAGATCAAATTGATACAATCATATCTCAAATAAAAGGATAAATGGAAAGAAGAAGAAATGAACCACTTAGTACGCAAGTTAAGAGAAAAGTTTCATCAGCAAAAAACACATTTGAAAAAGAAGAAAAGGAAGGTTCTTTTGCAAAGGGTCGTATCAGTACTGGGTCTACCTTGCTTGATCTCGCTATATCGGGAGGAAGAGTCTGGGGAGGTGGTTTGCCTGGTGGAATCTTTGTTGAGATATTCGGACCAGCTGGAAGTGGGAAGACAGTCCTCCTTTGTGAAATAGCAGGGGATGTGCAACGTAAAGGAGGGGAGGTAACATTCCATGATCCTGAGGCAAGATTGAATCCTACATTTGCCAAAATGTTCGGATTGAAAATAACCAAAGACAATTATAAAAGACCCAACGTTGTTCCTGAAGTGTTTAAGGCAGTACGAAAATGGGAACCTGAGAACACTGATGTAATCAATGGTATTATGGCTGACAGTTTAGCAGCTCTATCCACTAACTTAGAAATGGAGAAAGAAGAAGGGGATAAGATGGGGGGAAGACGAGCAAAGGAATTCAGTGAGGAGCTCCGCAGGACTTGCAGGATACTTTCGGAAAAGAATTACCTCATGGTTGCCTCAAACCAAATACGTGAGAACATGGATGCAGGAGCATGGGGTCCAAAATACGTTGTCCCTGGTGGTAAGGCAATGGAACATTATCCAAGTCTTCGACTTAAGGTACAGGTGAAAAAGAAACTGACGATTGAAAAGTCTTTCCATGGTAAGGCTGTAAAAAGAATTATAGGAGTTGAGTCAGAGGTTGAAGTGTATAAAAGTTCAATATGGAAACCATACCGTACTGCTCCAGTTACTATTATCTTTGACTACGGAATTGATGACATCCGACAGAACTTGCAATTCGTAAAGGAGTACTCAAAGAAAGGTGTTTATACAGTAGGCAGTGACACCTTAGATAAAAGCATGGATAAGGCTATTAGTATAGTTGAAAAGGAAGGTATGGAGGATGCCTTGAAGCAAGAAGTCATAATATTGTGGGGAAAGATTGAACATGAATTTGACAGTAGCCATCGTAAACCCAGAAGGTCATGAAGTTACAAAGAAAACAAAGTGATAAATTTACCGTACTAACGAATGATCCTTCACTCACTGCGTGGGGTTGGGCTGTTATTCAAAATGGTACTGTTATAGGTACAGGTTGCATTAAGACACAACCTGAACAAAAGAAGCGCAGAATACGTAAAGGAGACGACACGATAAGAAGGATAAGCATAATTGTTGAAATCCTGTTTAATTTGATCAAAACACATCATGTCAACTTTGTATTATCAGAACTCCCACATGGTAGTCAAAACGCACAGGCGGCAGTTATGATAGGGGTAGTAACGGGTATCGTTCAAACAATGGTAGAAGTATTAGGACTTCCCGTTGAATGGTACAGTGAACAGGATAGTAAATCCTACGTATTAGGAAAGAAAGCAGCCACCAAAACAGAAATGGTTGATGCCATGTATTCTAGATTTGGACTGCCAAAAGACAAACCTAAATACGTTAAAGAAGCAGTAGCCGATGCATTAGCAATTTATTGTACGGCGTACAATCAATCACCTACTCTTAAAATAATGACAAAATGGACGAGGTAGTAAAACAACAGTTGATTGCACAATTCTTCAAAGAAGTTGATACTCTGCCTAGAGGGAATGATACAGTATGGACCTTATTATTCATGAGGAAACTTAATGATTTCATTGATTTCATTTATATGGAAGCGAGGAATGAAGGGTTCCTAGAAGGGTTGAGGGAAGGTAAAAAGATTTCAGAACGGGAACGAAGTAAACTAAATTAAATCATACAACAATGAAAAGATTATTGTATTTAGGAATTGCATTATTCCTCATTGTATTTGAAGCCGTCCCAGAAGGATTGGCTTTGGCTGGGCATAAAACTATTGCAGGGTTAATTGAATTTGTATTTCTTGCAGGAGTGACATTAACTGTGTTTGCTTATTTCACGACACAGTATCCATCTTATTACAGTAGGTACAGAATACCACTCAATACTAATTATTGGTTTATCATTGCAGGATATGTATTGCTTCGACTTGCCCTGTTTGATATCATACACAATATTAGTGCGGGACTACCAATATTCTATATTGGAACAACCAAACTGTTTGACATCCTTATAATAAAGTTAGCAAGTTGGGGATGGTTTATGAGGTTCATTGGAGGGATTATTGGTTTAACTTGGCTCCTAAAGAAATGAAAATAATTATTGATTCTATTAAAGCCGAGGTGATAGACACATCTACTGTCACTGAAAATGATTTTCTTATTGCACAATGGATTATACGATATACTGTTATGTTCCCTCCAAAAAAAGAGACACATATCAGTGGTTCCTTATCCATCAATATTCTTCCTAATCCTAAATTTATCATTGATTTCATTAAGGATCTGTATGCATCTGTGGATGAGAAATTAAGTAAGGAACCACTTGTAAAGTATGATTTATGATCAAGTCAATTAAAATACAAAACATTCAATCACATGAGAAGACGGAACTCTCCCTTGCCCCAGGAGTTAATGTTATTCTTGGAGAAACTGATGCAGGAAAGACGGCAATTATCAGAGCTCTGCGATGGGCTATTCGGGGAAAGCCTGTTAGAGGAAATTCAATACGATCGACATGGGGTGGCGAAGCGAGGGTGTCAGTGGATTTCGAGGACAAAGAAGTTACTCGGAATAAAAGTACATCTGATTCATATACAGTATCACAGACCGGAACCAAACGAAAAGGGAGCACGTTTAAAGCTTTTGGTACTACAATACCGGAAGAGGTCCAGAGGGCTTTTAATATCGAGGACATTAATTTCCAAAACCAATTAGACTCCCCATTCCTATTAAGTGAGAACCCAGGAGCAGTTGCACAACACTTCAATAAGATATCTGGACTAAACCAAATAGGTGTAGGATTAAAGCAAATCAAAAGTTGGCACCTTGCCATAGACAGGAACCTCAAGTTTAAAAGGAGTGAAAGGAAAAGATTGAAATCTCAGTTGTCAAAATTTGATTACTTAGAGAAGTTTGAAATTGAGATTGAAGTACTGGAGGAATTGGAAAAACAACGCAACAATTTAATTAAGTCTAAAGTCCAACTAAGTATATTGATTTTTGACATAGAAAAAGTTAAAAAACAACGCAAGGAGGAAATTCAAATACTACAAATGGAGGAACCTGTTGAAAAGCTCCTACAAATGTATAAGGAATTAGAAAATACTAAATTAGAGCGAAACAGGCTGTCTCAGGCTATTGTCAGCCTAGAGGATACAGTACACCTACAAAGGGTAGAAAAGGCAAAGCACACAACGTTGCTCGAGAAATACCGTAAGGTGTTCCCAGCCGTTTGCCCTTTGTGTGGGTCGAAAGTAAATTCAAACAATTTAAAAGTATAAAGACATGATTGACGACACCAAGAAAACGGATCTATCTATCTTTTTAAAAGATGCCCAAAAGTTATTGAATATGTCAAACCAAGACGTGTCTGACATATTACATTGTTCCCCTGGCCAAGTATCTCAGATAAAGAATCCTCTTTACTGGAAGATGGTTCCTAAAAGCACATGGGAGTTTTTGGACGAATGGAAAAAGCAAAGAACTGACGTAATATCAGTTATGACTCCTTCTCCTCCTATCAAAGAGGAAGATGCAAAACCAATAAAACCAGTTGCAGGTGTAGAGTTAAAACCATATCCTGTTGAACATGGTATCCCTATGCCCGCTCGAACATCACCATTTGACTACTATCAATTGGATCGGTTGGAAGTAGGGGATTCAATATCCCTACCTGTTGTACTTGATGCCACACCAAAACAAGTGTACAGTAGAATTGACAGTGCGGTGTCCAAGTTTCGTAAGACACATCCAGAGCGTAAATTTGCTTGTAGAACTATACGGGATGAAAATGTTGTAAGATGTTGGAGGATCCAATAATTATGTATTGGCTTATAGTTATTTGGTATAATAATAAAGGCAGAACCTATGATAATGCTCGTCTTTATAATTGGCATTCCTATCAAGGAAGGACTTGCCACATTATACGTGCTAAATCCAAAAAGGATGCTTTACGAATAAGGGAGAAGTATGGTATTTCATACCCAATGAATTCTGATAGAGTTAAAACGATAGAGTGTCATAAAATAGATACTAGACGCAAAGAAAACAAGATGAGGTTATGGGCAAGAAGGCATCACTGGGGAGGTTCTATTTGGTATGAAAAAGATAGTGAATTAAAGACAGAGGAATGGAAAGAACAAAAAGGATAAAACCTTCTGCCATACTTACAAGTGATTGGCACTTGAGAGAAAGTACCCCTATCTGTTTTACAGGAGACTTTCAAAGGGAACAATGGAAAGCAGTTGCGTTTGTAAGAGAATTGCAAGTAAAATACGAGTGCCCTGTAATTCACGCCGGGGATTTATTTGATCATTGGAAACCTTCTCCTTGGTTACTTACTCAAGCGATAGCCCTACTACCAAAACGTTTCAACAGTATTTATGGACAGCATGATCTTCCACAACATAATTGGGAACTGAGGGGTAAGAGTGGTATATATACATTAGGAACTGCAAATGCAGTTAAAATACTACATGGATGTCATTATGGACAAGAACCAAAAGATCCTTCAATAAGAGCATGTGAACTTACAAAGAATAAGAACGTTCTTGTATGGCATCATATGACTTATGTCACTCGACCTTTCCCAGGGGCAACAGGGGGAATGGCAGAAGGTTTGATTAGGAAATACCCAAACTATGATTTAATTGTAACTGGTGACAATCATACAAGTTTTACCGTTGAGTATAAAGGTAGGCGTTTGGTCAACCCAGGTAACTTGACAAGACAATCCTCTGATCAGATTGAGTATGTTCCTAGAGTGGCTCTATGGTATGCAAAAGACAATACGATAGAATGGGTTAATGTCCCATATGAAGAAGATGTCATATCTAGAGATCATATAGCCAAGATTGAAGAAAGAGACAAAAGGATCAACGCATTTATTTCACAGTTAAGTGGAGATTGGGATGTTGAACTATCCTTTGAAAAGAACTTAGAACGGTTTGAAAAAGTTAATAAGATTGACAAAGAGATTATGGATATTATTTATGAAGCAATACAAAGATGAACAAGGAACAACTGTTAGATTTGAAAGATCAAATCGATGAAGCCAAAACAAAGGAAGAAAGGCTCAAGGGACAAGAACAAATGTTGAAAGAACAACTATCTAAAAACCATGGTTGTAAAACTACGGTTGAGGCTAAGAAAAAACTTGAACAGATAGAAAAGAAAATAAAGACTATTCAAGATCAGATTGATAAAGGAATAAAAGAATTGGAGGAAAAGTATGGCAACACAAATTGATGACAACGTTGAAATACAACAGCACGTCCTTGACATGTTACGATTGAAGTATTCTATCAGGGTAGGGTATTCCACACTGCAAAGTATAGGAATGAAAAGATGGGAAGAGCATTTCACAGCGCATTCTATATATGAAATGTATGCCTCCATATTGGGACAAAAGAAAGTTATGAAGTACTCAGTAGAAGTTCCTATACCAAAGAATTGGTGGGAACATCTTAAACTTCAACTCTTTCCTCGAAGTAAATATGTACCTGTTAAATTTAGATTCGTGAAAAGGGAAATTGAATTTAATCATTGGCTTTTATTCCCAGAATGTAATTGGGTTCCAAGTCCAGGCAATCCAGTTATTTTTACAGAAACACCAAACGTGAAAGGAATTCAAAAAATAGATTAACATGGAACGCAGAGACTTTTTGAAAGGGATATTTGGAGCAGCGGTAGTCGCAGTTGTGCCTAAACCAATTGTTGAGGCAATTGAAAAAGCTCCACCGGAGACATTAACTCCTGTTGTAAAAGAAGGGGTAAAGACACCACCAGTTTTTAAAACAAATGATGCATTCATTTACCTTTATGATGGTGAAGTATTGTTGGCAGCTTCAAATGATGTTGATTTAAATTGGCATCATAACCCAATAGAATATGAAGTTGATGGTTATAGGATGCACACGGCAGGACTGATGTCTTGGGATATTGAAGTACTGAACCTTAAGTATTTTAATGCTGAGGGGATTGACTCTGCATTTGCTTCAAATAAACCAGTACAAATATTATATCATATGCCTAACATAAACATACATGGAGAAGCGTATATTACACAAATGACAATGAATGCTCCATTCGAAGATTCCTCTTCTAATGACTTATATTTAGAAGGCTCAGGTGGTTTACAAGTTATATTAGATCCTGATAACAATGAACATACAGCAATTAAGAACCCAACTCGAGCAATCGAAGGGAAGAAGACAACAGATTAAAGATGATCTTAAACTGATCAGAGAGGATATTACACAGTTAAAGGTTGATTTGATTCGTCATGAAAAAGCACTTGAGATTGTACGTGAGGTTGGACTAAAGACACAGCAACAATTACAATACCATATCTCTGATATTACTTCTCTTGCACTTGAAGCCATATTCGATAATCCTTATACCCTGGTTGTAGAGTTTGTGCAGCGACGAGGAAAAACTGAATGTGATCTATATTTTGAAAGAGATGGAGAGAAGGTGGATCCATTACTCGCCTCTGGTGGGGGTACAGTTGACGTCGCTGCATTTGCTTTAAGGATCGCCTCTTGGAGTATGATGAGGCCTAGAACAAGGAATGTGATGATATTAGATGAACCTTTACGTTTCGTA